GATTGCCCAGCGTTCGTGTTTGATATCTTCTCCGCACATCCTACAAAGATGTTTTGGTGTGTGCATTTTAGTCCTTTTTCGGTTTACATTGTTCATAAAATGGGGTCTGTTCCGTGAGTTGTTCCCTTTGTTCCATTTTGGAGTTTAGGTGGTTTTTTATTTAGAATCAACATTTTAGAGCGTTAGTTGATACTCTGTTCCTTTGTTCCATGAGTATATACGCTTTGCGAGAAGCTCTCTCGATCACAACTACTTAAACTAATTAACATTGTAAAGTAATAAAAGATTCTCGTTGGTATATATATATTAATGGAACAATGGAACAAAGGTAAAAAAACAACCTGCGAGCCTTATAAACAAAGGGTTTGCGACTGTTCCACGAAAAGGAACAATGACGGAACAAAAGGAACAAAGCATGGAACAAGCAATTTATTAACACCTGCTAATAACTTTGTGCATCTGCAACCGCATCATCATCTACATCAGGGAACTATCACGAAACGAGAGGCAAAGAAAAACCCTGACCGAAGTCAGGGCTCGTCTGATTACTTATTAACAACTGTTAATAAATCATTTGCCAACTTGATAAACGCTACCGCATCAAAAGGACATTCCTCAGATTTTTCAACAGCCTTAATTAGCTTTGTGATTTCCTCGTTGCATTTCACTTTGAGCGAGCGAGGTTCGCTCTCTGCCTTAGCTTTTGGAAAAGCATAGGAAACGATACGCTTGAAATAAGTATCACAGACAGATCGAGCATCTTTTTTGGCTTGGTTCGATTTTTCCCAAAGGGCTTTATTACTTTCGGTTAGTGCCTCATATTCTTTTGAACCCTTGCGAGGTAAATCTTTAGCCAATGCCTCGCCGTGCTTTTTATCAATAGCGGGCAAAATAGCATCAGCAATAAATTGAGCTTTGACCTCTACCAAAGCCGTTTCACTACCAAAGAACGAGCGAGTATCGTTTCCGACATTCAACCATTTATTAGTGGTATTTGAATCCGCTTTGATTGTAGAAATAATCTCTTTTGTTAAATCAGAGTAGTTAATTGTAGTATTCATTTTGTATTTCCCTTTTCAGTTATTTATAAAATATGGCTTAATCGCCATGAGTTAATAGTATCAAAATATAATAATATTCAAAGCCTTTTTATAACTTATTAACAGATGTTAATATATTGACCCTACCCCTACCCGACCCCCCAAAATATATAATATGTTACTTGCGGTGACCCATACATATTAATATGCTCATTATATGACTAACTTTTTAAATATTATCTAATTGTTAGTAATTACTAACTTATTCACCAACTATAAAGTTATTTTCAGGGCACTATAAAGTTAAACCCTAGAAACAGGCCCCCTTGCTTTTCTAAACGCATACCCCCGGGGGGTTATATAAAAAGTTTTGAAAACACTTAACAATGTAATGTATGTTATATTGGCGCAACGCCCCTTTAGTTAAATGGCATAACACTTGACTTGTAATCATGGATTGGTAGTTCGATTCTATCAAGGGGCACCAAAAATCTTGTGCAAAAAATAAAAAAGGGTATATACTCCAAACAACTGGAGCGACAAGAGCCCTTACAAATGCCAATTATTGCAACACCTGAAGTCGGGATTCCTTTCCCATTCGACACGACACCGGAAGAAATAGAATCTTTCCGAGATAAAGCGCATGCTTTATTTGAGACTGTCCAAGAGTTAATTAAGCAAGGTGCATCTGTAGCAATTACAGATCAAGATAAGGCTGCTTCACATCAAATTGCCGCAGCCGGCAAATTACCCCCCGTTAAAGATATCACCCCCGGTACGATTATTAATCTTGAAGCTATTCTTAGTGAATGGGATCAAGAAGTATTGGATGTATCTCGCCGCCTGCGCAACTATGTAACGAACAAAATGATTATGGAGTCTGTTGATCCAGACCCGAAACAGCGCATGAGAGCTCTAGAAAATCTAGGCAAAATCTCAAGTGTTGGATTATTTTCTGACCGTATTGAAGTGAATGTGACCCACCGTTCTGTTGAAGATATTGAGAATGAGTTGGCTAAGACACTAGAACTTTATATGGGCAAAGCGGAAGAAGTGGACCCGGAGTTTGAAAAGCTAGCCGCTGCTAAGAAGAGCATTGCGGATATCGACCTTGATGAAGAGCTTGGACCAGTAGAAGATAAAGATGACACCGGAACTACTGAAGAAAGCTGAACAGGCTCTACCTAACCTGCCTCCCGCTGCCCAGCAGAAAATTGGTGCGCTCATCGCGGAAAGCCGTCGCGCCAAAGTCCAGGACTTAGCTAAAAAAGATTTCATGGCGTATGTAAATTACGTCTGGCCTAACTTTATTCATGGTAAGCACCACAAGAAAATGGCAGAAGCCTTCCAGCGAGTGGCTGAAGGTAAGGTAAAAAGGCTCATTATTAATATGCCGCCTCGTCATACCAAGTCAGAGTTTGCGTCTTACCTATTACCAGCATGGTTCTTGGGGAATTTTCCACAGAAAAAGATCATTCAGACCTCCCATACAGCCGAGTTGGCGGTGGGTTTTGGTCGTAAGGTACGTAACTTGGTGGATTCAGACGTCTATAAAGACATTTTTCCGGACGTAGGACTGCAAGCAGACTCAAAAGCGGCGGGACGTTGGGCAACTAATCAGGGTGGTGACTACTTCGCTATCGGTGTGGGTGGTGCTGTGACTGGTAAAGGTGCGGACTTGCTCATTATTGACGACCCCCACTCAGAACAAGAGGCCACTTTGGCCGAGGTGAACCCAGAAATCTACGATAAAACGTACGAGTGGTACACATCCGGTCCTCGTCAGCGTCTACAACCAGGTGGAGCGATCGTGATCGTGATGACACGGTGGTCTAAAAAGGACTTAACCGGTCAAGTTCTCAAAGCAGCAGCTCAAAGAAGCGGAGAAGAGTGGGAAGTAATTGAGTTTCCTGCTATTTTGGACTCTGGGCGCCCGCTTTGGCCTGAGTTTTGGAAGAAAATCGAGTTAGAAGCCCTAAGAAACGAACTTCCGAACGGTAAATGGATGGCTCAGTACATGCAGCAGCCGACATCTGACGTCTCCGCTATTATTAAACGGGATTGGTGGCAGATTTGGGAGCATGAAGACCCACCTCACTGTGAGTTTTTGATTCAATCATGGGATACGGCGTTCACTAAATCTGAACGTAGTGACTTCTCAGCCTGTACAACCTGGGGGGTATTCTATAAACCTGACGATACAGGGCTCAACCAAGCAAATATTATTCTGCTGAACTGTTTCAAGGAGCGCATGGAGTTCCCAGAACTAAAACAAAGAGCGATGCAGGAGTATAAAGAGTGGGAACCTGATGCCCTGATTGTGGAAGCGAAAGCTTCGGGTGCGCCCTTGGTATTTGAGCTAAGAGCTATGGGTATTCCGGTACAAGAATATGTCCCGACACGTGGTAATGACAAAATTGCCCGTTTGAACGCAGTTGCTGATATATTTGCATCTGGGCGGGTATGGGTTCCGAATACTCACTGGGCAGAAGAATTGGTTGAAGAGGTGGCAAGTTTCCCTTCAGGCGAGCATGATGACTTGGTGGATAGTATGTCCCAAGCGCTATTAAGATATAGACGCGGAGGCTTTATTAGATTAGACTCCGATGAGAAAGACGAGCTCCCAAGCTTCCGTCGTAAGAAAGAATATTATTAAGGATTGATATGGCAATCGAGAAAAGTTTATACCAAGCTCCAGTAGGTCTACAAGAACTAGCCGCGGATGAGCCGGATATTGAGATTGAGATTGAGGACCCTGAGTCAGTAACTCTTGGTGTAGACGGGCTTGAGATTGAGATTGAGCCTGCAGAAGAAACAGATGAGGACTTCGGTGCTAACTTAGCCGACTATATTTCGGAGCGTACTCTACAGACTCTAGCAAGTGACTTGATCGGTGACTACGAAGAAGATATTAGCTCACGCAAAGACTGGATGCAGACATACGTCGACGGTCTAGAGTTGTTGGGTATGAAGATTGAAGAGCGCTCAGAACCATGGGAAGGCGCTTGCGGTGTGTATCACCCACTCCTCTCAGAAGCTATCGTTAAGTTCCAGGCTGAGACTATGATGGCGACATTCCCTGCCGCCGGTCCAGTGAAGACACAGATTATTGGTAAAGAGACAGACGAGAAAAAAGAAGCGTCTGAGCGTGTCCGTGAGGATATGAACTACCAGTTAACTACTAAAATGATCGAGTATCGCCCTGAGCATGAGCGCATGCTATGGGGCTTAGGTCTAGCGGGTAATGCCTTCAAGAAAGTTTATTACGACCCAGCGCTAGAACGCCAAGTAAGTATGTTTATTCCGGCGGAAGATATTGTGGTGCCATACGGTGCATCAAGTATTGAGGCTGCTGAGCGTGTAACGCATGTGATGCGTAAAACAGAGAATGACTTACGTCGCTTACAGATTGCTGGCTTTTATCGTGATATTGAGCTAGGCGAGCCAGACAACTCTCTAGATGAAGTTGAGAAGAAGATTGCTGAGAAGCTTGGCTTCCGTGCTTCGTCTGATGACCGCTATAAGTTATTAGAAATGCACGTCGACTTAGACTTAGAAGGCTATGAAGATAAGGATGAGGATGGAGACTTTACGGGTATTGCTCTACCGTACGTGGTCACAATCGAGAAGGGTAGTAACGAGATATTGGCAATCCGCCGTAACTGGGACCCTAAAGACAAGACAAAACAGAAGCGTCAGCACTTCGTGCATTACGGCTATGTACCGGGGTTTGGCTTCTATTGCTTTGGCCTTATCCATCTCGTTGGAGCTTTTGCTAAGTCTGGTACTTCTCTCATTCGTCAGCTTGTTGATGCTGGTACTCTTAGCAATTTGCCGGGTGGCTTCAAGACTCGTGGTCTTCGTGTTAAAGGTGATGATACGCCGATAGCCCCAGGTGAGTTCCGTGACGTGGACGTGCCAAGTGGTGTGATTAAAGATAACTTGATGACGCTCCCATACAAAGAGCCAAGCCAAGTTTTGTATAGTTTATTGAACACAATCGTTGAAGAAGGTCGTCGATTCGCATCTGCGGCTGATATGACTGCTTCTGATATGAGCGCTAATGCGCCGGTTGGTACGACACTAGCTATTTTGGAAAGAACGTTGAAGGTGATGAGTGCTGTTCAAGCGCGTATTCACTACTCAATGAAGCAAGAGTTCCGCTTACTAAAAGAAATTATTGCTGACTACACTCCAGAAGATTATGACTATGAGCCTGTTGAAGGTTCACGTATGGCTAAGAAGTCTGACTATGACATGGTGACTGTTGTTCCTGTTAGTGATCCTAACGCTGCGACAATGGCTCAGAAGGTAGTTCAGTACCAAGCAGTGATGCAGTTGGCTCAGCAAGCTCCACAGATTTATGACTTGCCAGAGTTACACCGCGAAATGATTGAGGTACTTGGTGTTAAGAATGCCGAGAAACTGATTCCTATGGATGGTGATAAGAAACCAAAAGATCCATTGTCTGAGAATATGGACATGATGATGGGTAAAGGCGCTAAGGCATTTATTTACCAAGATCAGGACGCTCATATTGCAGCGCACACTAACTTCTTACAAGACCCACAAACTGCGGCGATGATTGGTCAAAACCCAGCAGCGCAACAGATTACTGGCGCACTTCAGGCGCATATTGCTGAACACTTTGCGTTCAAGTATCGCTTATTAATTGAGCAACAGATTGGCGCTTCACTTCCTCCACCGAACGAAGAATTGCCAGAAGAGTACGAGGTTCAGGTTTCTCGTCTTGTGGCTCAAGCGTCACAACAAGTTTTACAAAACAGTCAGGCTCAAGCTGCACAACAGCAAGCCGCTGAACAAGCTCAAGATCCGATCATCCAGATGCAACAGCAAGAGATCCAGATCAAGGGTGCTGAAGTAGAACGCAAGAAGCAGAAAGATATGATGGACGCTCGCCTTAAAGAGCAGAAAGACGCACGTGATGCGGCATTTAAAGCTGAACAACTTCAGCTTGAGCGCCTACGCATTGAGTCACAAGAAGAAATTAAAGGTACTGAACTTGGCATTAAGATGGCCAAAGACAAAGAAGAATTTGATTACAAACAAGAGTACGAAGGTACTCGCTTAGGTGTTGAAATAGCTCGCGATGCGGCTAACAGAAAGGTAAATAATGGCAACAGCTCTAGAGATTCTGGTAAACCAGATTGATGAGAAGATTCAACAACTCCAAGAATACGTAGGCTCAGGTCGTCCTGAGTCTTTCGAGGAGTACAAAAG